TTTGTCCACTCGCTGGTCATTTGATTAATCTTGCCAGCCAGCTCTTGCGACTGCTTTGCGGCCATTCCGAAAAAACGCCCACCTTCCTCTGTGGCGGTCTTAAAGGTATTGGCGGTCTCTTGTACGGAGAGATTACCAGCCTCCATTTCTTTTCTAAGTTCTGCCATCGACCTCCCGCTTGTGCGAGCCATTTCGGCAAGCGGAGAAAAGCCAGCATTAACAAATTGGGGCACTTCCTGTCCAGTAAGTCTTCCGGCTGCAGTTACCTGACCAAACGCTAGCGCTAGTGACTGCAATCGCTCCGATGATCCAGCAGAAATTTCAGCCAAACGCCTTACGGTCGGGACAAGATCTTCCGTACTAACACCAAACTGCGCCATAACAACGGCGGCCCTAACGACTTCGTTTGCCTGAAGGCTAGTCTGAACTGCCACCTGACGCAGCGCAGAAAAGGTTCGCATTGCTTTAGCAGTGCTTCCGAGGACAACTTCCAGTTTAATTAAGGCAGTCCTCATATCCATGTATGCTGCCGCAGACTCTTTGGCAAAATTGATCGAGCCAGCGCCGATCTGGTATCCGGCCGCAGCAGTCGTGATAGCGCCAAACGGCGATAAACCAGAAAGCAGGGCACCACCGAATTCCATGCCCATGCCTTTTTGGCCCTGAACCGAAAGATTCTGCCGCTGCCTTGCAAGCGATTGTAATGCTGCAGTCAGTTGCTGTGTGCTTATGAGGCCTTTTTGCTGCAGAGAAATAAGTTCGCGCTCTTGCGCGATAAGTCGCTCATGTGCACTCATTCCTTGCTGCATTACTTGAGCAAGAATCTTTTCTGCATTTGCTTTTTCTCTTTTGGCTTTTATTGCATCTTGATCGGCTTTTTTCTGTGCGTCATTTTGCCGAAGTTCCCTTGCTCGGGCCCTTAAAGCAGCGTTAACAGCAGCCTGTTCGGCTTCAGTTGCACCCACAAACTGTTTTTTAAGTCTCGATAGATCTTGCAGGGTCTTCGCGCCTGCAGCGTAGTCTTTAGCTGCCTGAGCAATGGCTTTATTGACTTGATCCTGGGTTGTTTTGCCAGTTTTCTGGACTCGAGTGATGGCGTCGAGCGCGATGCGAAGTTTACCTGCCTCACCGGCCTGCTTGGTCAACAATCCATTAACCAGCGCCATGTCTAATTTCATCTGCCGATCAGCGTCCTTCTTGGCAGCAGCAGCCTCTTTTTTCGCCGTAGCCGCAGCTTTTTCGGCAGCGGCCTCAGCATTGAGTTTGTTAACAATCTGATCGATCCGATACTGAAAATGTGGATACATCGCCGTCAACTCGGCAATGGCTGCCGCCTGATCCTTTGGTCCTTTTGCAGATCGCAGAAAGCTCTCCAAGGTCTTATTAATGGCTTTATCTGCAATGTCCGTACTGACCTTATGTCGACGATACGCCTTGTCCACCATGTCTAAATCACGAACAACTTGCTTCATGCCGGAACTGTGCCCGGCTGCCATTTCCTTGACGGAGTCTGCTAGTTTCTTGTTGGCAGCCTTACGAGCATCGGCATCTCGCTGTGCCTTTCTAGCTGCCCGCTCCGCTTCGCGCTCTTGCTTGCGAACATCATCCATGGCTTGTTCGCGGGCCATTTTTTCCAGCTTTCTCGTCTGGCGAGCCTTCGCAGCAGCCAATGCCTCTGCGTCGGCATTATCCTTAAACGCTTTTGCCATTGCCTCAAGTTGCGGCTTAAGTGCTGGAATGGTCTGGATAAGGTGCTGAATTATCTTCTCGTACTCAGCAACGCTTTTAGCGCCCTTTAGATATTTATTGACGATTGCATCAAGCATCTCCTTGGACTGCTCGCCGCTTAACTTTCCCTCTTCTTGTAATTTCACAAGTCTGGCTAGATTTCTTTCGTACGACCCTGCGGCCCCCTTGGCTTCATTGACCACTCGGGTTAGCGCTGCCATATCGGTGCGCATGCCTCGAACGCCTTTGGTGTCAACAAAAACGTCGAGACGAATGCCACCGTATTGAATCACACCAGCCATGTGCTTCGCCTATTTGATAAGCCTGAGACCGGAAACAACTTTTTGCTCAATATCAGACGAGGTTTGCACGCCATGTTCGACTTTATACCTGAGTCTTTTTGGCAAGAAGTCGTTTTCATGCAAGACATCTAATTGCACCCCATGAGACGACGCGAACAAATTCATAAATCTGTGCAGCATAGTAATCATTGATGCAAATTCACGCTTATGCTCATCGTAGGAATTGATCGGATACATGTCATCGTACGCCTCCCAAAAATCGACCACTCGAGGGTCTACGTTTTCCATAAACTGAAAAACATCGATCTCGCCAGTGCGCAAGCAAAGTTCCGCGATCAATCGGAGTCTTGCGCTGTTTCGGATTTTTTTCTTAGGCTACGGCGAGACTCCAAATCAAAGCCGATGTGCCGACGCGCCTCATCTCCAAGGACTTCCATATCCAAGGAATCGATCGTCGCAAGAAGTTCGTGCTCATGATCATGAAACATGCGATTGTTTTCGCTGTCGACCAGCATTTTGCACACCAGCATCACTGTGCCAAGCGTCAACTTCTCTTTGTCGATTTCGCCTTTCTTATCGAGTAGACCAGAGTTGTACTCTGATCGCTCAAGCTCCGTAAGGCTTTGCAGTCTTGCTGTGCCTCCGCTTGGCAACTCAACATCAATGTACCTTCGCTTGGTTTTCTGTAGGAATGAATCCCGAGATAATAACTCACTCATCTTCTTCGCCTTTCTCTAGAGACTTAAAGTGTTCAGCAACTTCCTGATCAGTTGGCGGCATCACAACGGGAACTGAGCGGCCCAGGGTCTGCTCAATACATTTCTTCATTTCGGACAGCATCGATTTGTGCATTTCTGCGAAAATATTGATCGGTGCACCTTCCTGCTTTCCGACATAGCCTACGTGCAGACCGTTTGCATAAATCATCCACTGATCGTGCTCGACTTCAATGGGACCGAACATGCTACGCTGGATGCCTTTGTGAGGCTTCAATTCAATCTTGTACATAGTAAATCCTTAGCCCAAGGAAAAAAATTACGCCGACTTGGTAAATGTTGGACCTGTGTCGCCATCAAATTTAAACACAAAGGTCGCTTCCTGCAAATTACCGAGTTGCAGGTTAGGAAACTGGAAGCTTTTAAAGTAGCCAGTTCCGGCAATATTTGCCGCCGTGGTCTCGTTGCTGGTCGTGGTGGTGGAGGCGACTTTTCGCAGGGGGAACGTAATGGTGCATGTTTCTGTCACGGTCGCTGCAATAGTCGGAAGTGTCAGTGACGTTGGAAACAGGCATGTCACAGAGACTTCGCCCGGATCGACGAGATCGCTTGGGACAAATTCTTTGTACGACGTTGTGTCCAAGGTCGACTTTTCCAAGTCATCTACGGTCCAAGTCGGTAACTGGATGGAACGGATTTTGGCAGCGAACGTCGTGCTGGAAAAGCTGATCGTTGCACCTGCGCCTGTGTCGGCATGTGTTTCGGTGATTGGCATCCGAAGGACTCCTATTGATCATAAAACGAGACGAGAAATTCTAAAACAGTCAGATACCGGCGGTCGTCCCCACCATCGGTAGCCAGTTCGGTTGAAGTGCGTGGTCCGCTTGAAACCATGCAGTCAAAAATGTTGACGCCTCCGTAGACTCCACGCAGTCTCTGAGTGGGTCCAGCAGTGTAGTCTAGGATCGTATCTGCGAGCGTTTGCGACTGTGACCTTGTATTTGCGTAGCACTCAATTTCAATCCTAGCGACACCAAATCCGCCGCGCCCCCAGTCCGCAGTCCCACCGCTAGAGATGATGTGCTCATTGCGCGTTGTCATAGTCATGTAGGTGCAGGCAGGCAGATCGCAATTCTGCGCTAATTCGTCAGGATAAAAACGTGCAGCAGTCCCAGAGCCAATAAGCGAAGTAATCGCGGTTCCAGTGTTATTCAGCAAATACGTTCTCATCGCAGCGGCTGGGCTCATTTCTTCATGCTCTGCTCAAAGGCGTTATTGACTTCAGACATAAGCATCCCGACGATCCTTGGCGTTTCAGTATCGTTGATCATTTTGGCAACCCAAATCTTTGTCTTTCGTCTCTTCCTGTAATTTTTACTTCCTTCTTTTGCCCAGAAAGACATCATGCGATCGGTGGTTCCCATGTAATCAAAAAACATTTTATTGCCTGGGCTTTTTCCTCCGCGATCGGTCAACTCAGGACCGACAAATACCGATGTGTTAACGCGATCCCAAGGACGAATAGCAAAGTCGATCGACGCGACAATATCAGGAACGCCGGCCCATTTTGCTTTGTGTGACCTAGACTGCTTTGCACGATCCTCATCGTTACCCATGGGTACTTTGGCGTAAAAAGCCCTACGCAGTTCGTTGGCTGCTTTCGGGATAGCAGTCTTCCGAAGCTGTGCTGCAATCTGACGTGGCAGCAATTCAACTTTTTGAATCGCTCGATGGACTTCCGCCATATCCATTGCGATGCGAAACTTTGCCTTCGTCATGCAACACCTTCATTATTGACGACATTGCAGTGTAATTCCAAATACCGCTTTTGCCCGGCAACCTGTCGGACGTTAGTGATGCCATAGTACTGACCATCGAAATAGACGCGCATCAGCGGGGAATACCCTGGAAGATAGCGAACCGTAAAAACAGCCTGGGCCTGTGCCTCGAGCTGAGATCCTCGCAGGTTTTCACCGCCTCGCCTATCACTAAACATGGCAGGGACATTGCTGGCAAAGCTACTCCAAGTCCTGGTAGGCTGTCCGGTGGTGGTGTCAGCGGTCTCGACCATTTGCTGGACGATAATGCGGTGCCTCATGGCTCCAAGCGAAATGTTGCGTTGCCCTTGATAGATGGTCATGGATAGTTTGGCCTCGCAAATCGTGCCAATAAGTATTCGTACGCACCAGCCAATTTAATGTTGTCGGCAATAGATTCGCCTCGATGCTCAAACAGGGTGGTCGCCATCAGCAGCATGGCTTGCTTATGAATTTGAGGAACGCCGCTAGCAGTTGCCGAATACCCAGTAACATAACGTATCTCCACAGCGTCCCAGCGATCTGCCAAATCGGGCCAATCCTGATTGTACTTAAGTAGTATTCGGCTATTTCCGCCGGGCACAGTTCCGGTTGCACCATCGAGAGCATAAACGCTCGTCGATAAGGTCTGCAGTGTGTTTCCTGCGTCGTAATACTTAAAGTGTGTAATCGATGAGATCGGCCTATGATGCAAATCGATGTAATCACCATGAAGCTGATCTAGCGTCATGTTCCATGTTTCGTACGTCATTTTTTGCTGTGTGTCGTGCTCGTACACCTGCGTTACGGAGTACACGATATTTTGCAACAGCTCGTCATGAGCAGTATCGACGTCCGCGATTTGCAATTGCGCTTTCACCTCGCCAACCGTGAGAGGCCAAGAGGTCTTATCGGTGACCTGCGTAAGACTGGTATATGCATTGCGTAGTGGCTTGAGTCTTGGGTTATCCAACTTCCTCTTCCTTTGCTGCAATCGCTAAATGAGTTTCCTGATCACCGCCGCTCGACCACTGCTTCCAGGCCTTCGGATACATGTGCACAATTTGCATGTTCTGATCGTGAATCGCTACCATCTCCTCCATGTGCCCGATGCAAACATTCGGGTCGACATAAACAGAGTTCCCGCAAGCGCCCCAGGCTTTCCAGAAATAAATGTCGTCGTCAATTTTACCACTATCGTCTTCCCAGTCGCCTTCAGTGCCAGGAGTCGACCAAAACCAAGGTTTCGGCATTTCAGCAAGTTTGTTTAAGCGTATGGCTGTCAAGCCGAAGTGTGCGGTGGATACCTTTAATGGGGCACCGTCCCAAACAACTTCTTTCTCTCCGCTTATTGTCATTAGTGGGAAGTGCTGCCCGCGCCGAGCCTGCATCGCAGCACATGCGTCGATGTGAGGATTGTTTGCCATGACTTGCAAAAGTTTCATGATGTCTTTGCCCGTAAAGACGCTATCAAAGTCAATGGTGATTGCGAGATCGATTCCAGCCTTGATCCCGCGATCAAATAGTCGCTGCATACATTGTCCGTAAAAAACTCCTTGTGCAGTTTGCAGTGGAATTCCGATTTCGCGAAGAGCGGCATCGATCACATTCCTGCAGTACACGTTTTCGTATCTTGGCAGCGTCATCATTGCCGCTACCTTAAATTCAGTGCTTTCACTCATAGTCAGCCTTTCACAACCATTGGGTGAGTATCTAAAACAGCAAAAAGATCCCAAGCAACAAGCTTAATTAGGTAATTTCGTTCCGTAAGCCACTGAATAATGTAGCTTATGGATTCCGGCCTTCCGTTATGCTCAATCGTCCAGCATTTTATTTCGTAGTCGCTGTCATCAAAGCCTTCAAGGACATCGCATTCAGCGCCTTCGATATCCAGTGAAATATAATCAATTTCATTGGGGGCATGATACTTCTTCAGCAGGTCATTAAGTGAAATGCTCAAAACCTCTTCGCCAGAACTGCTAAGCTGTGACAGCAGCGATTCTTCATGCTGATGAAACATTAGCGGCAAGTTCGATTCGCTGTAAATGGCTGCAAATTCTACAGGGGCGACCCGACTAGCCGTTGCCTTCTGAAATGCTCTTGCGTCAGCATCAACGCAAATCCCATCCCAGCCAATTTGCTCAAAAACAAGGGTATTGTTAATAGTGACTCCGTCATTGCATCCAAGGTCAACAAAGTAACCGTCGTTCATAC